TGCACTCATGGCGGAGGATCGCAATACACTACGGGGGTGACAACAGTAGGCACACCGGGAACGTCTGGGGCTTATACTCAGATCACGGTGGCGGTAGGCGCACCAACACTGTATACTTACTGCACAGTTCATAGCGGTATGGGTTACAAGGTGAACACACTTTAGGAGTAAGAAATGGCAATTACCACAACTATGTGTACAAGTTTCAAGAAAGAAATTCTTGAAGCTGAACACGATTTTACAGCAGATACATTTAAGATAGCTTTGTATGATGATACCGCTACACTTGGCTCGGCAACAACAGCGTATTCTACAAGCGATGAAGTCTCTGGCACCGCTTACACTGCTGGAGGTGCAACATTAACAAGGGTAGCACCAACCACCAGCAATGGCGTTGCATTTGTTGATTTTAACGATGTTACTTTCGCAAACTCTACTATTACAGCAAGAGGCGCGTTAATTTATAACAGCAGTAAATCAAACAAGGCTGTCGCTTGTTATGACTTCGGAGCCAACCAAAGCTCTAGCAATTCAACATTTACAATAGAGTTTCCAACAGCGGCTTCTGGCACAGCTATCGTAAGGATTGAGTAATGTCTTTTACATTCGGAGAGCTAAAACAGGCCATACAAGACTTTACAGAGAATGACGAGACAGGATTCGTAACGAATCTGCCTGTGTTTATTCGCTCTGCCGAAGATCGTATTCTTGTCAATGTTGACTTAGAGAACTTTCGTAAAAACGCTACATCAACACTAACTAGCGGAAATGAGTATCTATCCACTCCAAGTGATTTCTTGGCTCCTTTTTCTTTGTTCGTGACAACATCTGGCAGTGAAGGCTACCTGTTGGAGAAGGATGTTAATTTTATTAGAGAAGCCTACCCCGCCCAATCAACTCAGGCAAGGCCGGAGTATTATGGCTTCTTTGATGCGACTGCCACAGTAGGCGCTGGTAATGTTCAGGCCAACTTTATTCTTGGGCCTACACCAAATCAAAATTACACAGTTGAGCTTCACTATTACTACAGGCCAGCAAGTCTGACAGCTGGAGCGAACAACGAATATACATGGCTAAGTAGCAATGCTCCTAACGCCCTGCTGTATGGCTCTTTGATAGAGGCGTACATCTACATGAAGGGTGAACAAGATGTTATTTCTATGTATGAAGGGCGCTTCCAAGAGGCCATTTCAAGATTGAAAGACCTCGCAGAAGCAAGAGAAAACAATGACGCATACAGGCAAGGCCTGCCCACTAGTCCACGCACATAAGGAGTGAATAATGGCTACAACGAATGCGGCAACCTCGTATCTGGAAAGAAGGATTCTTGACTATTTGTTCAAGAATGACTCCCTTTCCTTTGCCACGCCGGGCAATAGTATATACGTTGGTTTGGCTACCGCAGTACCTAATGCTGAAAACGGCAACATAACAGAAGTTAATATTGTAACTGAAGATGCTGATTATCTTAGACAGCAAGTTACTGCCGCAAACTGGAAACAGTCTGTGACTACAGCGGCGGTGGCTATTGGTTCCTCTGATACATCAATAATCTTAGCTGATGCGGAAGCATTTCCAACATCAGGTACAGTTGTTGTGAATCAAGAGATCATTACCTACACTGGTAAAGATGGAACGGCTACGGCTGATGCTAATGGCGCTGTATCTTCATCTACATCTTTAGCTGTAGATGGAAACTCAGGAACTATAACAGTAGGTATGGTTGTCACAGGAACAGGCATATCTGGAACTGTTCGTGTTGCCACAGTTACAAATCAAAACGCTTTGGTTCTTAGTTCAGCAATTACAATTTCTGACAACACCGCTTTGACCTTTACAGGGACAAGCATTTTGACAGGCTGTACTCGCGGCGCATCCTCAACTACCGCCGCCGCTCATTCTGTTGGTAACAATGTAATATCTGATGCTCAGAGAGTTATTAACGATAACAACATTGAGTTTCCTCCATCAAGTGGCATTGCCAACTACACAGTTACTCACGCCTTTGTTGCTGACAAAGACTTTGCTTCGGCTGATGTTAACGGCCCGGTGTCCGGGTCAGCAAACGTTGCTCTTGACGGGAACGTAGGAACAATAGCTGTTGGGGATGTAGTAACAGGTGCTGGTATTACTGGTCATGTAACAGTTAATACAGTTACATCTCAGAATGCTATTGTGTTAAGTTCATCAGTTACATTGGCAGACAACGTAAAACTAAAGTTTGATGGTTCTAATATGTTGTTTGTCGGACAGCTAGACGCTTCTAAGTTAATTGCTTCCGGTGATATCTTCCGTATCAATGCAAGTAACCTTAGCATCGAGTTGAAGTAAAAAGGTACTATACTACAAAATGGCGCTAACGATCAAAGACCGTGTAAAAGAAACTACAGCAACCACAGGAACTGGCACATATACTCTTGCTGGTGCTGTGGGTAGTTTTGATAGCTTTGCTGAAATAGGTGATGGAAACACCACTTATTATGCTTGCTCAGATGGTACGGCCTTTGAGGTTGGTATTGGCACATATACCTTGTCTGGAACAACACTGGCTAGGACTACAATCTTAGAAAGCAGTAGCGCAAAGATTACAGCAGACGTTAACGGCGCTGTGAGCGCCTCTACAGCCGTTACAGTGGATAACGTGCAGGGAGGCACTCTAACAGTGGGACAGCGCGTCAGAGGCTCTGGAATCTCCGGCGTTGTGACTATTGCAACAGTTAACAGCCAGACAAGTATTGTGTTGAGTACAGCGGTTACGATGTCTGACAACACCTCTCTTACGATTGGTGATGAGAAAATAAACTGGACATCAGGGACTCGTACAATATTTTGCACCATGCCTTCAGAGAAGATGATTTTTAATGATGCTTCTGACGTTCCGGTAAATTTAACTGAGCAAGATCCAAACGCATTGGCGTTTGCAATTGCATTGGGGTAAGAAATGGCAAACTCGTTTAAGACATTTACAGATACGGGAGTGGGAACGAGTAATGCTGATGTGTATACTTGTCCCGCCTCAACAGAGACAACTATCATTGGCCTCAACGTAGCCAACATACTTGCTGTTTCAGTTACCGTTTCTGTTCAATTGATTAATAGTGACGGTGACGATGTACACATTGTAAAAGATGCAATTGTGCCTGTTGGATCGTCACTGGTGGCTGTTGGCGGCGATCAGAAGATTGTGATGAACGCCTCAGATATTCTTCGTGTAACTGCAAGTCAAGCATCTGCCGCTGACGTTACCGTGTCTGTGTTGGAGATTACCTAATGGCACTTAGCACGATAGGCTCAAATCAAATTGCTTCAAGTGCGGTGACAAGTGCTAAAATTGCCGCTGGCGCAATTCCTGACAGCACCGCTAGTGGTACAGTAGTGCCTTGGGGAGGTTCTTCTGCGCCTACGGGCTGGCTAGATTGTGACGGATCTGCTGTTTCTCGTTCAACATATGCAGATTTGTTTACCGCTATTGGCGTAACCTACGGTGCTGGAAATGGCTCAAGCACATTTAATTTACCTGATATTCGTGGAAGGACTGTTTGCGGTAAAGACAACATGGGGGGAACTGCGGCTAATCGTTTAACATCAGGAACTACGATTGATGGAGCAACTTTGGGTACTGCTGGTGGCTCACAGACTCATACGCTTTCTGCCGCTGAGATGCCAGCGCACAGGCATGGTTTGGCGGTGCATGACACTTCTGGTCAGAATGATTATCTAGCTGGTTCAAACAGTAATTATGGACTCCAAACTACTTCAAACAGCACTTATGCCTCAACAACCTCTGAGGGCAGTAGTTCAGCCCATGCAAATGTTCAGCCAAGTATTGTCTTAAACTATATTATTAAAACGTAGGTATAAAATATAATGGCATATATCGGCGCACAACCAAATAAACAGCTAACGGAGACAACGAGCCAGTCCTTTAACGGCACAGGTTCGGCGACCGCGTTTACACTTAATCGCGCCGTGAACACTGGTGAGGAGCTTGAGGTATTTGTTGACAACGTGCAACAGGAACCCGGATCTGGTAAGTCATACACAGCCACAGGAACTACACTGACGTTTGACGAGGCTCCGTCGTTAGGCACAGGTAACGTGTACGTTATCTACCGTGGTCAGGCAGAAGTAACAACACGGCTGGAAGATATCACTAAAGCAACACCCGGAAAGGCCATAGCTCTAGCAATGGTATTTGGAGGATAATATGGCGGCACCAAACATAGTAAATGTAGCAACAATCACTGCAAAAACAGTAGGCGCGGCTTTGACCACAACGCTAACTACCGACATCCTTGCTAATGCGGCATCGTCTGGGAAGGTGTTTAAGATCAACACAATTCTTGTGTCAAATGTTGATGGCACTAATAGCGCAGATGTAACTGTTGATTACTACAACGGTTCTACTGGCTTTAAGATTGCAAACACCATTGCTGTTCCAGCAGATACCATGCTCGTTTTGACGGATAAAAGCACCTCAATTTATCTTGAAGAAGGGACAAAAATTAGAGGAGGCGCATCTGCGGCTAGCGATCTTGAGATTCTTATTAGCTATGAGGAGATTAGCTAATGCCTCGTTTAGTTAGCGGTGCAACTGCTTGTTCAGGATTATCTAAAGTTACACCGTCTTGTCAGGCGCGAGGAAGGGCTTCGTCCACATCTTTAACAGCGGCGGCATCTGAATTTGATTATTTTACTGGCTGGACTACAACAGACTTTAATCACGGCGCTCTTCTTAATTCTGGAGGTTATTGTGAAATTCCAAGTGGGTTCGGTGGCAAATATTTTATGACCTTTCAAACCAACAGCGCCGCCACCAATGATTACAACACTGCTTGGATTTATCATTACGATGGAAGCACCTATACGCAAATTCAAAGAGATTATGCCTTTAACGATTATTCCAATTACACAGTAGGTGGCCCGTACATTTTTCATTTTGATGCGGGGGATCGATTATATTTTGGCTTTGATGATCGGTATGGGGTTCCATCAGGATCAGACCATTATAGCCGCATGAGTATGCGCTTTCTTGAGAATTAAGGAAATAAGATGCCTATAAGCAAGATTAAAACAAACTCTGTAGCTGACGAGGTTTTTGAAGCAAGGCCTAATTTTATCATCAATGGAGGTCATCAAATTTGGCAACGTGGAACCTCGAAAGCCTCAAGCGGAAATGGCTCTAACGATTACACCGCTGACAGATTTTGGGTTAGCCATAACAACGCAAGCAATGTGACTGTTAGCCAACAGGATGGAACTGGTGCAGGAATTGGCGCTCAGTATTGTGCAAGAGTACAAAGAAATAGCGGAAGTTCAGCCGCAAACGGCATAAGATATGGAACGAGCTTAGAAGCAACTGATGTTATCAGTATGCGTGGTAAAATATTAACGCTTTCATATTACGCAAGGGCGGGAGCCAATTTTAGCCCCACTTCAAATGCAATGCCTGTTTATTTGTTTACTGGCACAGATGTTGACCCTAACCCAAATACATTTGCAGGTGGCCATTGGAACAATACCGTAGCGTTAGTCAATACCACTTCAACATTAACAACCTCTTGGCAGAGATTTACACATACAACTGCCGCAGTTTCTTCAACTGCAAATGCAATAATATTGCAGTTTAACGCCACCGAAACAGGCACAGCGGGGGCAAATGACTACTTTGAAATAACAGGGGTTCAACTTGAAATATCAGATTCAGCAACACCATTTGATCATGAGGATATAGGAACTACGTTAGCCAAATGCCAGAGATACTATTGTCAAATTGTTGGCGGAGGTCAGGGTTCTGGCGCAAACAAAAATATAGCAAATGGTTCTTTTTACACCTCTAGTTATGTGCAGGGAATTTTGCAACTTCCTGTAACAATGAGAGCCAACCCATCTCTCGTTCACACAACTGGGTCAGGTTATTATGGAATGATAGGTGGTTATGCGGTGCATACTTTTAATAATTTTATTCTAGATTCTTTTTCTCATAAAAACGCGGTTTCTATATATAATTCTGGAAGTGTAAGCGGAACACAGGGTGATGGTGGTTTTTTATATGGGAACAATGCTTCTGCGGCATTAGGATTTGATGCGGAGTTATAAACATGAAAATTACATCAGCACAATATAATAAAAGTATTATCAGTGATACCGCCTCTATTACAGCTACAATAGACGGTGAAGTAATTATTGTGCCAAATAACGCCCCTGACAATCGCCACTACGCCGCTATTCTTGAGTGGGCAAAGGAAGACGGCAATACAATACAGGACGCTGACTAATGGCATATATAGGCATTGACCCAAATGTAGGTGACATTACCTTCCAGACCTTTACAGGCAATGGAAGCGCCACAGCCTTTACACTAGCGCAGTCTGTTGTGAGCGGTGAAGCTCTTATCGTGACTATTGGTAACGTAGTGCAAGAGCCGGGTTTATCTGCCGCGTATACAGCCCACGGAAATACCCTGACATTCTCTGCCGCGCCAGCTAACGGGGATGTAATTACCGTGCGATTCTTTGGTCGCGCCGTTGATCAGCCAACCAGCTATGCGATGGGTTTGTTTAAGTACACTGCCACGGCTAGTCAAACTGCGTTTACAGGCGCAGATGCTAACGGTGCGGTACTAGCCTTCTCTGGTAACGATGTAGATGTATATCTAAACGGTGTACACCTCGACAGCACTGATTTTACCCCCAGTAACGGAAATACCATTACACTGGCATCTGCGGCGGCACTAAATGACGAGCTTGTTATCCGCGCCTATCGTGCGTTTACAGTTACTGATACAGTGAGTAAGGCTTCTGGAGGTACATTTGCGGGGGAGATAACCGCTCCGTCATTTCAGACCACTAATAGCACGGTTGATACAGCGGCGTTCCGCACGAATGATCAGACTGTAAACCAGAACACTACCATTGGCTCAACCAAGAATGCCTTGGCAATTGGGCCGTTAACTATTGATACATCAACTACTATTACGGTTGATGGCAATTTAACAATACTGTGAGGCACAGATGGCTTCGATACTAAATGTAGACCAGATAAAAAATGCGGCGGGTACATCTGCGGCTACTATTGATAGCAATGGCTTTATGAGTATTGCCACGGGCCTAGTTGGCAAAAATATGGTGTACGGATGGAATGCCGTTATAAGCACTACCGTAAGCCATAACAGCATAACAGTTGTTAATTTAAGCACCACGAATCATGCGAGTCATAAAGTAACAGCGGGGGCAAACAACAAACTTATTCCTACTGTTGCAGGCAGATATTTAGTTATTGGTCATGTTCAGGCATCAGGAGTAGGCTCTTCTGGTTACACGCCATCACTTTATTTGTTTAAAAATGGAGCTAACCATAGCGCCTTCAGCGGTATTAGAAATTATCCCGGTAGTTGCACCCTAGA